AACTCGGGTCTGACGACCCTGAACCCAGCCACGTCGTGACCGGCTTGCCAGCCGACACGAGGACGACAGGCGGCGGCGGCTGCTTGGGGACGCCATAGCCCACATGCCAGATGGGCTTGTTGGACAGGATGGGCTTCGAACCAATGAGGTCGGGACGCAGCGGTGTCCCGTCCTCGCGGGGCAGGATGGTCAGGCCGGTGTCGGTGTGCCCGTCCGGGTAGGACTGCCACGTCCAGCCCCAGATGGTCCAGTAGCCGGAGCCGTAGCGGGTGGTGTCGACCACTCCCCGCTGGATGCGCAGGGGGAAGGAGTCGCCGATGTCCCAGCCGTCCTTGATGTCGAGCGAGTCGACCCGGATGCCGAGGGCCACCCGCTTGCCGACCTTGCCGACCTTGACGGCAGCCTGCTTGGTCCGCCGGATGAGGTCGTTCTGGTCCTCAAGGTCGCTCCACACGCTGACCTTGGGATAGGCCCCCCATTGGGACTCGGTGATGCCCGGAGCGTTCTCGATGGCGTAGAAGGGCTTTGACCCCTCTGTCGTGCGACCGATACCGTGGACCTTGGTCCCCCACTCACCGAAGGGCACGACCTGAAAACCCTGAACGATGCCGCCGTACTCCATCCGCAGGTTGTCCCGGTCGATGCCGACGTCGGCGACCCGCCACATGAACGAGGAGTCGGCGTTGCGCTGGCAGATGAGCCGGGTACGCAACCCGGTGCCTGCCCGGTGGGAGTCGATGAGCCCCGAGATAAAGGCCAGCCGCTCCTTGAAGGTCGTGAAGATAGTGACCTTCTCGCTCATAGCCACGATGTCGCCGACCCAGATGAAACCGACCGGACTGTTGGCCGCGCTCTTGGCCCGGTTCAACTGGTCGGCGATGATGGACGAGATGGTGTCGTCAACGTACTTGGCCCCACCGGACTCGACGGGGAGTTCGGGGTTGGCGAGGTTGAACCGCTCGTCACTGAGAAGCGCCAAGATGCCGACGTAGTCGCTGCCGTAGAAGACGACCTCGTCCTCGGTCGCGTCGAAGTCGGTGATGATGCCGGTGAGGATGGGCTTCCAGCCCTCGCCCCTGTACAACTCCAGCGAGAAGTGGGTCTGGAACGGCTCGATGCCAGCGACCTGCGGGTGGGTGGCGGGAAGGGTGAAGAAGAACTCACCGGGGCTGTTGTAGTACTCGCTTGCCCCCACGCTGGCGGCGTCGTACAACTCGGCGACGATGGTGCCCGGGGCACGGTTCGTGCCCATCGCGAAGCAGCGGATGCGGAAGCGCTGCTTGCGCCGGTCGTAGCCCGTCAGGAAGTTGGTGTCACCGGGGTTCGGTTCGTAGCCTTGGCTCAGACTGAAGGTCCCGTAGACCCAGTTGCTGACCGCGTCGTAGCCGTCCGCTGCCCGTATCCGGTACGAGTAGGACCCGGGTCCGAGAGCCGGACCTTGGTACAACCGCCGGATGACCTTGTCCCTGCTCTCGTCTGGGCTGACCTTCGTCAGCCCGCTGTCCCAGTAGCCGCCGCCGTCGTCCCAACTCGGGTCGCCCACCGTCGTCGTGTCCCGGAGTTGGACCTGTGCCCGGTCCAGCGTGTTGTTGTCGGGGTCGGTGTAGTTCGCTTGGAAGGTCACCCCGGTCATGGTCGGCAGCGAACCCGAGGGCACGGCGGGGACCCGGGCGGTCAGGGCGGGCGGGTTGGACATCTTGCGGAAGGGCAACTTGGCCGACCACGGAGTCTGGTCCCCGACCGTCTGGTTGGTCACCCTCGCTTCCCAGTCGTAGAACGTCTGCGACCTCAGAGACGCGGGGGCGGGGACCGAGAAGGTGTTCGTCGCCGTGTCGTTGGCCCCGCCAACGAGTACTCCCGAGTCCCATGATGGTGTCGCTCCTGACGGTACCGGCCAGACCCGGACCTGCACCTTGCTGAGGTGGTCGCCGACGCGGCCCGGTTCGTAGTGGCCGACGAAGTAGAGGGTCGGCGCGGGTGCAACGTCACCGACCGGGGCGTCACCGAAGGTCAGTCCCGGGCCACCCTTGGGAACGTAGACGAGTCGCAGCGCAGGATGGAGGGCGCTGTTGGGGTGGTCGTTCGACGCGACGACCCACTCGTTGTCATAGATGGCGGGCTGCGAGCCCGACGTCATCATGTGGATGCCCCAGTTGCCGAGGCCCAGACAGGCTTTCTTGCTGGGGTCCTTGACGCTCTTGGGGGCCCACGCCTTCATCATCTCGGTGAGGGGAAGGACGACCTTTGAGCCCACGAGGGTCGGCACCGTGGCGTAGGCCAAATACTTGGTGTCGATAGCCATGTCGTCGCCACCGACGTTGCCGTTGAACGAGCCCTCGCCACCGGCCCCCTGTGTCGACCAGTCGTTGGTCCTGCGGGCAACCTTGAGCCCACCCTTCTGGGTGGTGAAGCCGGTGTGGTCGGCGACCGTGTAGAACCACGCTTCGGCGAGGGTGAACTGCTCGACCTGCGACCAGTCGATGTCCCACTTCACGAACGACCGGTACTCGGTCAGTTTGTTGGACGTGAAACCGCCCATCTCGTGGTTCTCGGATGGGTTCTGCTTCCAGCCAGCCCATGCTGCCGAGAGGGAGGACCGGGTATTGCGAAGGGTCGTGTCCTTCGACGGCGGGATGATGAGTTCCGCCACGTCAGGCAAAGGCCTCGCTGAACATCATCCGGGTGTCGGCGGCAAGGAGGATGCTCGACCGACCGATGGTGTAGGGGTTGTTGCCGGACAGGACGAACAGCCTGTTGGCGTTGGAGTCAGCGCTCAGGAGGTCCATCCGCAGGAGGTCGATGACGCCGCCCTCCTCCAGCGTCAGGATGCCGCCGAGGGACGCCGAATAACGAAGCACCCGGTAGTTCTTCGAAGACGGGACGTTGATGGTCAGGTCGGCCCCGGCAATCTGGACCCTGACATAGCCCGACGTGGCAGTCCCCGAGGCTGCAATCTCCAGCAGGACGTCGAGCGGTGCCGGGTAGTCGCCCCGGTTGGTGAGGACTCCCGAGTGGGCACTCTGGAAGAACTTCCAGATGGGCGGGCGGACGTAGATGCGGGGGTCCTTGCACTCCAGCGAGGCCTGCCAGCCGATGGCTGCCCCGCCATAGTCCTTGCCCCCACTGCCGCTGTCGCGCCTGAGGCTGAACTGGGGCTGTCCCCGGGGGCGGGCGTACATCGTCAGCAACTTGACGTGGGATGTGCTGGCGAACTCGGGCAGCATCGTCGGGACTTCGAAGTCGAGGGGCTGATAGCCCCGGGCACTGGGGTCATCGACGTAGGCAGCCGTCGGGGTCAGGGCGGACCGGAGGTCTTGGAGACGGTCGAAGGCATCAGCCCGGGTGCTGCCGTAGATGAAGCCCCGGAGCCGTATCTGGCGGGCTGACAGGTAGACGTCCGAGGCATCGTTGCCGTCACCCTGAGCGCGTTTCTCAACGTAGCCGACGCCTTGGACCGTGCTGAAGTCGGCCTCCTCCAAGAGGCAGCCCGCCCGCTTGCCATCACTGTCACCCTCCACGGTGTTGAGCGGGTAGTCGCGATAGGAGACGGGCCGGTCGAGGTCCACGTCAGAACCCGGCGATGGGCACGCGCCTGATGATGGCGTTGCGCTTGCGCTGCTTCTCGACGTCGCTGATGGCCCCGTTGAGCATCCCCGACAACTGGGTTGGGCTCACATCGGTGTTGTTGGTGGCGGCAAGCCATTGCTGGTAGAGGGCCCGGTCGTTGCTCAATGCCTGAAAGCCCAGCGCTCGGCACTCCCGGGTGAGGCACAACTGGTCGGTCGCGTCCTGAAGGTCGAGGTTGTCGTCGTCGCTGTCAGGAACGACCCGGTCGCGGTAGCCCCACGCCCCGATGGTCAGCGTCCCGGTCTGGCTCAGCCATGCGTCGAGGTTGAAGGAGGCGAAACGCGAGATGCGGAGGACCCCAGCCCAGACCTCCCAGCCCGACCCGACCTGTCCGCCACTACCCCCCATGTCGCCGTTGTAGGGAAGGACGATGTAATCGTCCGGGCTGGACACGGCGACCTGCCAGACGTAGGTCAGGACGCCGAGGGGAAAGACCGTGCCGAGGCTGGAGGTGGCGGGGTCGTAGTCGAAGGCCTCGGTCGTCTCGATGGGCCGGTAACCCGACAGGCTGAGCATGCCCTCGGTGATGAAGTCGTTCACCGCGTCGACCGAGAAGACGTCGCCGTTGGGGTCGCGCAGGGTGCGTGCCACGATGGACCGCATCTCGGCCAACGTGGGTGTGCGATATTGCGGTGAGTAGGGCATCGCGACCTCCCCTCAGAAGGCGCTCGCGTGAGGGCAAGCCCCCGAGGGAGGGGCTTGCCTTCACCGCGAGGACGGTGGGCCTACGGAGTGAGGTCGGTCTGGGTCCAGCGCTCGCCGACGAGGTTGGTGGCGGGGCCGACAGCGGGGGTGCCGGACAACTTGATGGTCGTCATCCCCCACATGCCCTTCCAGCCGAGCAGCCCACGCTGGGCCAGCGGGTCCGCGTGGTCGCCACCGGGCGCGACCCGGTAGGACTGGATGGTCTGGTAGTCCCCCCACGCGAAGAACTCGGGGCCGTGGATGATGGACTTGTCGTTCAGGATGCGGGTCGACTCGATGAACCGAACGCCCCTGAACTTCCCGATTTCGCCGTTGAGGATGTTGGCCGGGTTGGCGTACTTCTGGACATCGGTCCAGCCCAACTCGCCGACCTCGGCCATGATGATGGCCGCGTCCGTCGGACTGACCTCGGCGTGGTAGGTCTGGTCGGGGAACATCGGGACCTCGGCAATCTTCATCGCCGTGACCGTGTCGATGATGCGCCCGACGGCGGTCGTCTTGGCCGACGTGATGCCGATGCCGTTGTCAGCCCCGGAGAGCAGGGCCGCGAGGTCCTTCTCCAGCGTGTCGATGATGTTCCACGCCACCTTCTCGGCGGCGATGGAGTACAGGTCGAACGGGCTGATGAGGTCGGCGAGGTCGGTGATGGCGACCAACTTGCCCTTCTGCGAGCCGAAGAAGGACGCAGAGTCGAACTGCAACTTCTCCGTCTCGGGCGGGACGCCTTCCAGCAGGGCCACCGCAGGGCTCAGGTCGCCGAAGGCGCTGTAGACGAAGCCCTTCGTCCCGGGCACGTTCTTCGCCCGGGAGTAGTTGCCCATCTGGGCGAGGACCGGCTTGCTGCGGAGATTCTCGACCAGCGTCTTGAGGACGAGGTTGGTGACGACGTTGTTGAACGCCGCCGAGGTGTTGCCGCCCGACGTGTTCGGGTTGTAGACGGCACCGGCCACACCGATGGCGGTGGTACCGGCGAGGGACGGCGGGATGGGCTGCGTGTTGACCGCTGCGTCCCATCCCTGCATGCCGCCCTGAGAACTGCCGGTGCCACCGGCAGAGCCCGTGGTGTTGGCATGCGGGGCGAGAACGAAGCCGGGGAGGACGCCCTTGGTCCCACGGGCGTTGGCCGGGTGGTACGAAGCCCACCCGCCCTGAGCGCGGTCGACCAGACCGCCGAAGAACTGTTCCACGGGTTCTCCTAGTTAGAACCCGCCGCGCGCCCTCTCCCTCTCCCTCTCGGCCTCAAGCGGTGCCAGACGGGCCAACTCCACGAGGAGTTCGTCCTTGTTCATCTGCTCGATTGGCTTGGAAGCGACGACGGCCCGTGCCGGGTTGTTGGCATCGACGTAACCGGTCGGCTCGGGTCGAGATGGCGCTGCGAATGTGGCGTTGAGGCGGGCCAGAGTCTCGTCCCGGGCCGACACCCATACGGGGTCGTCGGGTGCAATCTCCCCGGCCAAGGCCGGGAAGCGGAGCCTGCGCTCCGTCATCTGGCGGACCTGACGTTCCTGTTCCAGTTCGCGCTGCGTCTGCTCAAAACGAGCCTTGTAACTGGGCTCCGCACTCTGTGCGGTCCCGTTCCCCTGTCCGCTCTCCACCGCCCGCTGGAGGTCTTCCATCTGCCGTCGCAGACTGTCGACTTCAGCGTTGTGAGCGCGGTCGCGCTGGCTGAACCGGTTACGCCAGATGGCCTCGACTTCGTCGGGCGACTGAGGAGCGGCTGGAGCGGAGCCTTCATCGGGCTGCGCCGCACCGTTCGTCAGGGCCGGGTTGTCGGGCGATAGGGCCACTAGGTTCCTCCCTCTTTGATACCACACCGAGAGGCGTAGTGCGCGCCGAGTTTACCCCCCACCACCAGCACTGATGGCATCGACCACGTTCTGGTACTCGTCGCCGAGGGTGCTTTGGAGTTCGTCGATGGTGTCGGGCGACAGGTCCTCGCTCTGCTGGGCGCTCGGCTTCTCGGCGGGCGGGGCCTGCGGGACACCGGTCTGCTGGACGGGCTGGGGGACGCCCGGGGGCGGGTTCGGGACCTGCGTCCCGGCCTGCGCCGCAGCCTCGGCAGCAGCCTTCTCCTCCTCGGTCGGCTGGAGTGAGCCGATAACCTTGCCCGCGAGGGCCGGGTAACTGAGGAGCGTCTCGGCACCCTGCTTCGGACCTGCCGTGTAACCGATGGTGTCGCCCACAATCTTGGTGTAGTCGATGTCGGAGACGAAGGCGTTCCATGCGCTGTAGGACTCGGGCTGCTTGCCCTCGATGTCCTTCTGGAGGTTCGTCGCCACGCCCTCGATGTAGCGCCGCAGCCAGAGGGGAGCGTTGACCGGCAGGTCCCACGGCACTCCCGGCACCAGCATGGCGATGGCCCGCAGCGCGTCCTCGTTCTCGTCCATGAACGCACGCACGTCAGGGTCGTTCTCGATGGCGTTCATGGTGTGCTGGTACATCTTGTTGGTGGCGGTGAGGGCAACCCCCGGGGCCTTGACGCCGAAAGGCCGGAACATCAGGAACTCCACCATCTCCGGGAGGATTTTCCCCCACATGTAGGAGAGCGGATACAGGCCGAAGTAGGGATGGTTGAGCGACCGCTCCAGCCACGACCTGTCGGACTTGAAGTGGACGAGGTCCTGACTGACCCGGTCGGCGCGGCGGTGCGAGGCCTGCATCCACGCGAGGACGTTCTGCTCGTCCATGTCGTAGTTGTAGGCGTTCTTCGGCTCAGGCGTCTTGTCGAGCGTGTCGAACAGTTCCTTGGCGTCAGGATGGAGAGTCACCTCCCGCGTCTTGGCCCGGGGCTTCTTGGGCGGGACAGGCGGCGCTTCCGGAAACTCTCCGATGTCCACTGGGGCGGGCGCGGGTGGTGCTTCGGGGACAGGTGCGAGCGTGGGGGCAACCTCTGGCGGGGCGGGCGCAGCAGCCGCAGCAGGAAGAGCAGCAGCCTCATCGGCAAGGTCCGATGCCTTGGCGTCGAGGGAGTCCATGAGTTCGTTCCACGCATCCGTGCGTGCGTCCTTGAACTCCTCGGCACTGTCGAAGTCGCCCCGCTCCAGCGTGTTGTAGTCGTCCAAGAGATTGAGTTCGTCCGTGACGTCGACACCCTGACTCTCAAGGGTGGTGAGGTCCTTCTCCATCCGCTGCCCGTTGCGCCCACTGGCTTGGTCCCACTTGTTGTGGGTTGCCCTCACAGCCGTGGCCTGAGAGCCGACATCGGGCACATTCTCTGGAGCAGTAGTCGCTACTGCCCTCAGTCTCCGAACCTCGTCGTGTATCTCCATCATCCGGGCTTCCTGACGAGCGGTCAGGCGCTTGCCGGTCATGGAGTCGGCCTCGGCGATGAGCGTCTTGATGCGCTCGTCATTGCTCATGGGCGCGAGAGGCGACTCGGTGACGCGCTTGCCCTCGGCAGTGACGTAGGTCCGGGTCGGTGGCGGGACATCGGGCCGTTCGGCGGGGACGGTAATCATGTCCCGCGCAGGCGGGGGAGTCTTCGGGTTGCCCTGACTGTAGTCGGACCAGCCGCGTTCGAAGGCATCGCCCCTGTAGCCCGGGCGGGTCTGGCGGAACCGGTCGAGGGCCTTGTCGATGTCGGGGTTCTGCGTCCGCTGGCTGGACGCATACCCGGCGTTGTAGGCATCGACGTCCTCGGCGCTGCCCTTGGTAATCCAGCGCCGATGCTCCGACACGAAGCGGGCGTAGTCCTCGTCGGACAGCAGCACCTGAGAGACGGGCTGGGTCGTCCCGGGCTTGAGGCCGTGACGCTTGGCGTAGCCCTCACGGGTCAGTTGGTCCCACAACTCCCGGTCAGTGAAGCCCTGCGGGCTGAGTTGCGCCCCCTCGGGCAGCGCCCCATAGACCGGAACCTCGGGAGCAGCCGGTGCAGCAGCGGGAGGAGGGGCAGCCGCTTCGAACACGGGACGACGCCCTGTCGTCAGCCCGCTATCAAGCACGGCAACGCCATCGTTTCGCAGCGTTCCCTGAACAGAGGCAGGCACGTCGGCATAGAACAGGGTGCCGTTCTCACCCGCGTACTGGATGGCGTAAGCCGGACTGTCCGACCACCAGTTGCCATCGGGGGCACCGCCGCCACCCTCGCCCCGATAGAGGCGAACCTTCCCTGCCTCGGGCGGGGGGAGATGCTCTCCTATCTTGTCGGCGATGTACTGGTCACCCGACCCGCGATAGGCGTCGAGATGGGCCTGCCTGTCATACATGACGGGCGGGGCAGCAGCGACAGGTGGGGCGGGCGGCGCTGGCTGCGGGTTGAGTTGGCGGACACGCTCGGCGTCGTGGGCTGCCTTCCTCGTCTGCCAGTCGGCATGGGCAGCAGCGTGCTTGGCTTCCTCTGCGGTATAGGCGGTGAGGTCCGGCGGGATGCGCTCGCGCTTGGCCTTCAGGACCTTGGCGTAATGCTCGGCGAGTGGGACCAAGGCAGGGTTCGCGACCGCGTCCGGGCCCTGACGCAGGTACTCCACGAACTGGTCGGCGAGCCACTCCTGAGCATCCACGCTGAGGTCGTCGCGGACCTTGCTGCCGATGGTCGGCATGGTCCCCTCGCGACCCTCGTAGACGGCCTGCGCCCTGCGCCGACCCGACGGCTGGAGGAGCCGGTTGATGTAGTCGTGGGCCTGCTCGTGGGCGAGGGTGTCGGCGACCTTGCGGCGGGGGTGGACGTATATCTGGGCCCGGGTCGGGGCCTTGCCTACAGGGGTGGTAGAGAGAGCGGTCCCGGCGTCGGTGATGGCTCCACGGGCTGCTCCTCCGCTGGAGCGCTGGTAGAGACGGCTGGCTCGTTCTCCCGCATCGGCAGCGAATCGCGCGGAACGGGAACCACGGGGGCTTCGTTCGAGATATCCGGCGGGATTTCCGAGGTCGAAGTTGGGGTCGCCAGAGACTCCTCGGCTGATGCGGTGGGTTGCGACTTCGCGGCCTGCCACGGACTGATAGGCGTTTTCCCAGACCATGCGCCCCCAATGGACACCTTCACGCTCCAACTCTCCGGCTTCTCGCTCAAGTCCCGGCCTCCCTACTTCAGTCGTCTTCTGAGGGTAGATGCCCTTGGCCCGCTTGAGGCCGACCTCCTCGGGCGTCAGGTAGCGCGACCGGTCGTCGGGGTTCCGCTCCAACTGGACCTTGACCCCGTCGGGCAAGACCTCGGGGGCGACGGCGACCCGGTGGTTGCCGTCCCAGATGAAGGCCTTGCCGAAGCCCTCGGTCGCACCGGGTTCCATCGTGACCCTGATTTCGACGGGGCGCTTCTGACCGTTCTTGGCGATGTCCTCGCGGAGTCTGGCGAGAACCTCTTGGTCGTGAGGGCTACTGACGACTTCGCGCTTGACCATCTTCTGGAGGCTCTTGGTGTCCACGACGTAGACGCCATCGACCGTGGGGGAAACATCCGGTGCGGTGAACTTGAGCGGCTTGCGGATGCGCTCGGTGTAGGCCTCACCGTTGGGATTGACCGTCCAGTCGTTCTTGAGTTCGACCACCTCGGCGTAGCCCCGCGTCACCGTGTTCGCCCGCTTGGGGTCGAACTGGGGCAGGTAGACCGACCCGCCGGTCGTGAAGTCGTAGGCCCCACCGTCTCGCTTGAGGGCTAACTGGACGGCCTCGACCTCGTCGCGGTTGCCGACGAGGAGGTTGACGTCGAGGTCGATGCGCATGTGCTTGCCGTCGAGGTCGCGGAACACGCCGAGGGCAGAGCCGGGTCGCTCCAGCGCTTCCCTGTTCGTGGTGACGAAGTCGCGGACGGCCTGCTTGAAGGTCGCCTCGTCCACGCTGAGGTCGAGTGACTTGGTCGTGCCGATGCCGGTCGTCCACGGCCCGCCGCCCTTGGCCTCACCGAAGGGCTTGGGCACACTGGCCGTGTGGGAGTCGAGGGTCAGCCCGCCCCAGTTCGCGTCAAGGTCAGGGTTGAGCGGGTCGTTGGCGTCGGGCTGGATGGCCTGCCACAACTGGTCGGCAACGCCGTCGATGTCGTCATCGAGGGCGCTGATGGGGGCCCGGGTGCCGTCACGCGAGGCCTGCATGATGGCATCCCCGCGCTCCTTGATGGCCTGCTCGCGGGCACCGGGCTTCATCGGCTCGTCGGGGTTGACGTAACGTCCCCGGGCATAGCCGCCCGCGTCCGGCGGGACGACCGAGTTGTAGAAGCCCTCCAACTGGGTGTCGTCCATCCGGGCCTTGAACTCGTCCAGCGACTCACCCTCGTCAGAGACGACCCGGATGACCGTCTCGCCGTCGGCCCGGTGGAGCAGGTCGGCGTCACCGAAGAACGACACCTTGGTCGCGTCGTCGGTCGAGTCCTCGGCCAAGGTCTTGAGGATGGCCCGCATCTCTTCGGGATGGATGTTCGACGGGAAGGACAACTCCACCGAGTGGCGCAGGCCGTTGGCCTTGGTCGGTGTGGCCGAACTTGCCCTCACCGCCCGGACGGTCCCCTGATGACTGACCGCGCCCAGCGCTGCGGCGAAAAGGTGAGCGTCATCGAGCGCCCCCATGATTTCGAAGTTGACGGCGCTGCCCAGTCGCCCGTCGGGGTGAACGAAGACCGACTCGGTCGAGCCGACGACGTGGACGCCGGAGATGCGGGACGCCTCGTTGCCGAACTCGTTGCCGACCTTGCCCAGCACCTTGCGGGCGGTGTGTTCGGCGACCTCGGGGAAGACTTGGGCGACGACCGCTTGGCGGGTGAGGTTGGCCTCACCGCCGAGGACGCGACCGGGGTGAGGCATCTCCAGCCTGACGTGATACGACGAGTCCATGAAGGCCGTGCGGGGGTCACCCGTCTCGTCGCCCATGACCTTCTTGGCCTTGAACCAGCCCAGAGCCTGAGCCTCGGGCGCGGTCCAGTCGTTGCGGTCGAGGAAGTTTTCTTGGTTCATGTAGTCGGCGGCGTCGTTGTAGAACTCAACGATGTGGTCGTACTCGACATGGCTCGGAGCGCCGCCGCCGATGTGCTTGGGGTCGATGGTGAAGGACTCGCCGGTCTTCTTGTCGGTGAACTTGAAGGTCTTGGCGACCTGCTCCATCTCGCCCGTGTCGGCGTTCCGCTCCAACTTGGTGCCGACGGCCTCGACGTTGTACTGCTCGGCGTAGGCGACCTTGAGGTGGTTGAGCATCTTGCCGTCGAGGTAGCCGACGTCGCGCTTGGCCCAGATGTCCCCGGCCACCGGACCCCAGCGGCCCTCGGGTCCACGAACGGGGACGGTCCGCCCGTCGTTGCCGATGAGCGAGTCCACGAAGTCGATGAGTTTCTGGCCCATCCCCTCGTGGCTGACGTAGCCCGTGTTCATCAGGTGCTTGAGGGCCTCGCCGTTGAGGCCAGCGAACTTCTGGAGGTGCTTGGCCTCCTCGGGCAGTTCGTTGCCGGAGCGCATGGCGGCGACGACCCGCCACATGAACTTCATCCCGGCCACCGGGCTGGTGTTCAACTGGGTGATGCCGAAGGCCATCAGCAGGTGGGTCGCCTGCACCTGCTCGTTCTCGCTCAGGGCCATGAAGCCGCGCCGCATGTCCATGTACCAGTCGGCGTGTTCGGCTATCTCGCCGTTCGTCATGTTGTTCTGGACTTCTTCCAGCCAGTTGGGGAGCGACTTGCGCCCACCGATGCGGTGGGTGACGTTGCCCTCACTGTCGCGGGCGACGATGATGCCGTCCTCGACGCCCGAGATGAGGTCAGGCAGCCCCAACTCAGGCTGGGCGACTCGCATGACCCGGGCCCGCTGGTAGTCCCGGCCTTTTCTCTGGGCGGCGGTCAGGTCCTTGACCGCCGTGTCTCGCAGGACGGAGGCGTGGTTGCGGGCGATGGCGGCTGACTCGGATGTGCCGATGCCAATCTGCGAGGGCTTGAGGTTGCGGGGGAGATAGCCGTGTTCGTCGGGCTCCATGCCCCGGACAGTGGTTCCCCCCACCGGGGTGTTGCGGTTGACGAAGACGGTGACGGGGACGTGCATCCCGGCCAACTTGTCCGGGTCTTTCTTGAGCAACTGGACGATGCCCGCCGTGCGATGGTTGCCCTCACCGACTTCGACGGTGTGGTCAACCATGCTGTAGGTCAACTGGATGGGCTCGTTCATCCCGTTGGCCTTGACGTCACGGGCCAGTGAGGCCAACTCCTTGTCGGTCATCCGCAGGTTGTTCCCGGGCTTGATGCCAGCGATGAGCGACATCGGCACCATCTCGGTGTGCTGGGCGAGGGGATGGTCCTCCCACGACAGCGCGGCGACACCTGCGGGCATCGAGACGTCGGGCATCTTCTCGGCACCGATGAGGGCCATCCCGCCGCCGACCCGGACGGCCTCGTGGGTGCGGGGAACGACGATGGTGCCGCGCTTCTCAAACGAGTCGGCGATAAGTTGGAAGAGGGTCGTGTCCTTCCAGACGCCGTTCTCGTCCAAGGCCAGCACCGGCCCGTGGTACTTGTCGGCCAGCGACTCGATGAGGGGCAGCCCCTCGGCCTGCGCCTCGATGCGGTGCATCTCCATGTGGGCGGCTGCCGCCTCGGGGTTGGTGAGTTCGGTCAGCGCCTTCTCAAACTCCTTCTCCGAGGGGTAATCCATCCGCCACTTGGTCTTCTGGATGTACGTCTCGTCGGCACCGAGGGCGCGCAGCCGCTCGTCCAGCCACTTCTCGGTGACGACCGTGTCCTTGGAACTGAGGTAGCGCTGGCGCAACTGGCGGAAGGACATGTCCTTGTACTTGTCGGGGAGTTCGTCACGCAGTGCGTGCAAGACGACCCGTTCCGACCACCGGGTCCGCCGCCCGAGGAAGTCAGGCCGGAAGAACTCCGACGGGTTGGCGTGTGACTCGACGGCACTGAAGGCGCTGTTCGGGTCGTTGCGCATCAGCATGTCGTTGAACCAGCGGACGGCCACCTCGCCGTCGCCGACACGCCCCGTCTGGTTGTAGAAGGCCTTGGCCGTCTGCCACGACACGGGTGACTCGCGCTGGAGCATCCGGGCCATGTCATTGCCGACCTGATGGCGGAAGGCGATGAGTTGGCCCCGCGTCTTGATGCGGGCAATCTTGCTGTCACTCCTGATGGCGGTGAGGGCACGGCCCTCCTCGCTCGACCCCGCGACGGCAGCGGCGGCAGAGCCCCGCCGCATCAGTTCATGGGCCTCGGCCATGTCCCCCGCGTAGCGGATGCCCCGGGCGAACGAGTCCATCATCACGGCAGTCTGGTACTCGACGTCGCGGGCTTCCTCGATGCTCTTCGTCCGCGCCCGCGAGAAGGCCGTCCTGCGACCCGCCCCCTCCTCGTCCCGGACGAGTGCGCCGAGGCCCGCCCTCACGCCTGTCAGGGAGCCGGTGAACTGGGACGGCGAGGCCATCCCCCGGGCGATGAGCATGACTGGCGTCTCGATGCCTTCCTGCACCTGAAAGAACAGGTTCAGGCGGAAGCGGACGAAGGGGTAGTAGCGCTCGGCGATGGTCCCGAGGAGCGACGACCCGGCGTACTTGACCTCGGCTGACTTCAACTTGCCGGTGAAACTCTGGCTGAGGCCAACCTTGCCCAACGAGCCCTCGTGGGCGAAGAACATCAGCCGCTGGAGTTCACGCGAGCCAATCTTCTCGCGCATCTTGGGCGTCAGCGCCTTGGTGGAGGCGTGATACAACTCCTCCTGCGACAGCCCCCGCGCCGTCGAGGCGTGCATCTTGTTGGCCTCGGCCCGGGCGAGGCGCATCATCGTCTCGGACTGCTCGCGGGAGAGGCCCCACTCCTGCGCCGCCATCTGGACGAAGCGGCGGTTCTGCTCTATCACGACCTGCGAGCCGCTGATGTGGCCCAGCAGACGCTGCCTGTACTGGTCCACGATGCCGGGTGGGTTGATGTCACCGATGCCGACGTCGGCAGCGTGGACGTAGTCCATGAAGGGGTCGACCGAGACGATGCGACCGTCGGCGTTGCGGCCAGTCGCGAAGATGTCCTCGGAGCGCAGCCCCAACTGGGCCGAGTCACCGTACTTGCTCTGGAACGCCTTCATGGCCGGGGTCATCTTGGTCGTGTCGGTGATGGCCGTCGGCAGGTGGGCCTCGTGGTTGTCGAGGAGTTCCCGGACGTTGTCCAGCAACTCCTTGTCGGGCTGGGAGAGGGAGACGTTCCACTCCAGCAGGTCGTACTTCTCGACCATCGAGCGGATGGTCTGGTAGTCCTTGCGCTTGATGGCCTGCCGGAGGAGTTCCCCGCCCTGCTTGGTCAACTGGGTGGGACCAAGGTAGATGAGCCGGTTGACGTAGTCGGCAGAGAGCCCTGCGGCGGCTGCTTCGGGCAGGCTCAACTTCCTGACATTGAGGATTTCGTCCGACAGGTTGCCGTACCACATGAAGCGGACGACGCCGAGTTGGCCCTCCGTCATCTTGGACGTCGCCTTGATGGCCTCGTCGGAAGCGACCCCATACATCTTGGTCAGCAGGTCGGCGACAGCCGTCCGCTCCCGGGCGACGGCTGAGGCCATCTTCTCGCCCTTGTTGGGGACGATGAGGAGGCCAATCTTCTCGACCTTGTGGCGGATGGCGCTCTCGGCGGTGTGGCCGTAGCGGTCGAGTGCATCGGCCCCGAGGTTGGTGAGGGCAATCGGGTCGAGCCCGTCCTGCGCCCCGATACCCAGCCTCGTGTGGAGACGGGCGACCGCTTCGCCGCCAATCTGCTGGGCCACGTTGGCGATGGCCGTCCCGAGACTGCCGCCGGAGCGCTCCTCGCTGACGCCGATGGCCTTCAGGGCGTCCATGACCGGCGCGATGTTGTGCTTGCCGAGGCCGTTGGTCGCACCGTCCACGAGATGCACGGCGGTCGCCTTCGTTCCCGCTCGGCCCGCCCCGTCGCGACCGAAGATGGACAGCGGGTCGAGGACGTTCTCGACCTTCTGCATCCAGCCGATGACGTGCTGGTTGGAGACGAAGGGCTTGCGCAGGATGCCCGCCGCCTGAAGGCCTTCCTTGATGCCCGTGTCACCCGCCCCGAGGGCGTACTTGACCATGTTCGCTTCGTTCGGGACCTCGCCCGCAGGAACGAACGAACGCAGGCGCGACATCTCCTTTTGCGCCGCAGTCTTGAAGACCTCGTTGATGAACGTCGCGCCCTCGCCCGACTCGGGCAACTTGCCCCCACGGGCGAGGACCTTGGCGATGTCACCCGTGGCATCGTCAATGGTTCCCGAGGCGATGCCCTCAAGCACGGCCCTTCGGCCAGCGGTCTGGGCCACGCGGGTGACGGTTCGGGCAACACCCTGTGCGGTCAACTTCTCCACGGTGGCCGTGCCCAGTGAGAGCAAGGTGGCCGGGTCGGAGACAGTCTCCAGACCCAACGACGCCATCCCGGCGGTGAGGTTGGCCCCGACCTCAAGGAGCGTGTCGGCGACCGGCACCCCGTTGGCGACGTTGCGGAGGGCCTCGATGGGAGCGGTCTGGCCGAGAGGGTTGACGAGGCCGTGGCCCTCGACAACCAACTTGTCGAGGACTTGGTCGCTCGTAATCTCGCCCTTGCGATAGGCGTCCCGGATGGAGATGAGTTCGGTGTTGCCCTCCAACTGCTGGTCGGTGGAGTTCTTCAGTTCCTCGGCCCGGTTGATGAACCCCATCGACCCCCAGCCACCGGCTGCCGTCCGCACCGCGCCCTGCTGGAGGAGTCCCGCCGACCCCATCAGGTACTGGGCCAGCCCGCCGAGGTTGTCGTCGGCGTAGAGGTACTGGTTGGACGCCGCCAACTCGGAGCCACCCTGCGCGATGCTGTGCGTCCGCGCCCAGTTGACCTGCATCTTGGTATCGGTCAGCCAGTCGCGAGGCTCCTCCTGTAGCCGCTTCGCCTCGGCTTGGGCCCACTGGAGGTACTCGTTCTCGTGGCCCTTGAGTTCCTCGGCAGCCTTCTGCTCGACAGCCAGCCGTGCCATCTGAAGGCCGGGGACGATGCCCAGCGCACCGGGGATGGAGCCGAGTCCGCCCAAGATGCCCGCTGCCGCCCCGAGGATGCCGCCCTTGTCCTCACCGGCTTGGAAGGCACCGGGCATGTTCTTCGTCTCGGGCGTCGGAGCGGTGACCGGGCGGTTGCCGAAGATGTTGACGCTGAACTTGCCCACACCGTTGTAGGGACGGCGGATATCAAGCGGCGCTTGCTGACCAGTGCTGCTGTACGTCTGCGGCGCAGGCGGCAGGAACGAACCAGCCGAGGTCGCGTTGGTGCTGTAGTACTGGGACGCGCTGAAGCCCGACTTGGTGGGCTTGCCCCCACCACCACCGGCCCCACCGCGCTGCATCCGCTCCAGCATCAGACGCCCGAAGCCCCCGGGCCCCCGTTCCAAGTATCGGGATTGACACCCTTCGGAGCCAGCGTCGGCCCGTGCGAGGGCGGCAGTTTGTTGCTGGTCGGGACGTAGGGCTTCTGGGTCGGCGGCGGTGTCGTCGGCGTCGGCGTCTTGGCAGGAGCGGCGGGCGGCGGCTTGGCGATGATGACAGGCCCAGACACCGGAGAAATCGGGATGCCGCTGGAAACGGGCAGCGGAGCGGCAGGATTGCCGAAGCCCGCGATGGTCGACGTGATAGCCCCTGCCACGGCAGGCCCGAGAGCGGTCGCCGCCAGCGACTTGAAGTTGGCGACGGCAGCAGCCGACGGCGAGACGTCGGTGGGCTGCTTGCCCACGACGGCCCGGGCTTGCACCTTGCCCAGCACGTCCTGAGCACCGGTCGGCAGGATGTTCGTCCCGGCCTCGATGAGTTTGATGCGCATGGCCGCGTTGGGTCCTCTTCAAGGGCCTTGCGTATCTTGGCGTCACGCTCGTCCTCTTCGACGCCCATGTAACCCCGGTCGTTCTTGCCCCACGGGGTGGCGAACTTCTCGTTCGCCTTGGCTTCCTGCTTGGCCTTGAGGCGGTCGAGGAAGGCTTGGACCTCACGGGTCAGACCGGGCATGTCGGCGGACTCGCCGGTCTGGTCGGCGAGGGTGACCGGTCCGCCGCCCTTGGCCGCGTTCCTGATGCGACGGGCCATGTCGGGCGTCTTGCTGAGGTAGTCGGTCCGGGCCTCCTCGGCCTCTTGGATGGCAGCCGCCAGTTTGGCCGGGTCACTGACGCCAACCTCGCGGGCGATGGCGACAGCCGCCACCTTGGGGTCCATCGCGAAGGCGATGCCCGGGTCGGTATCAGCCGTCCGGTTGCTGTTCAGCCAGACCGTGTACGACGACAGGCCCACCTTGTTGACCATCTGCTTCGCGCTGTCAGGGTTGCGGAAGGTCTGGTCGAGGGCGTCGAAGGGGTCGTACTCCTGCTTGACCCCACCGTACTTCGACGCAGCGGGGACGGCGATGCTGACCATCTGGCCCTGCGGCGTGTTCACGATTTCGTTGTCGCCGAACAGGGCATCGGGGTCGTTCGTCCAGCGGACCGTGCCCGCCGTGTCCCAGTACTGGGCGAGTTTGGTGCCGTCCGGCATGGTGAAGAGGTTGGCGACGTTCTGGTTCGCCTTCGGGACGGCATTGCTGGCGACCGGTCGCCCGGTGAAGTCGTTTGGCCCCACCGCCGAAACGAAGACGGGGGACGGCATGATGGCCGTCATCACCCCGGCGGTCGAGCGGGTCTGGCCTTCGAAGGTGATGGTCGCGGGAAGGTGGCCCGCCGTCGGGGCCCACGCCACGCCGGACCCGATGGCGGCGACGTCGACCACCCCGTAGACCGCGTCAGGGTCGGTCGTCGGCTGACCCTTGCTGTCGACCTTGACGTTGACCCCACGACCCGACAGGAGCAGGCCGACCTGCGCGGTGACAAGGGCATGGCCCTTCGCTGCCGCCGCCCCTTCGCCGCCCTCCTGATGGTAGCCAGCGACGACGCCCCGGCTGTCCTCCCAGAGGGTTGGCGCGTTGATGTCACCGGCCCCGGAGAGGTTCAACACCTCGTTGTTGAGGTGACCCAGCATCGTCGCCCCGTAGCGGGTGCTGCCGATGGTCGCCTCGGCAGAGTGATAGACGTTGACGAGGTCGCTGGCGTAGTTCTGCTCGGCCAGATACAACTCAAGGGGGGTCGCGTTGTTGTCATCAAGGACGAGGTGATAGCGCTTGCGAGCGCCCTCGTACTGCGACAGCGGGGTCGCGGCGGTGACGGTCGTGAAGATGTCGTCGCCGTCGGTAATCTGCTTGAGGAGGGCCTTGGCGTCGGTCTTGTGCCCACCGCTCTGGGCGACCTTGAGACGCGACCCGATGCCGTTGTCCTTGTTGATTTTCTCGGCCTTCAGGGTGTCCCAAGTGAACTGGCCCGAGAAGTTCTTGTTGCCCCACTGCTTTATCCACGCCGTCGCCTGAGCCCGCTCGTTGGCGTAGCGCGGGTCGGTGTTCAGGGTATTGAGCAACTGGACCAGACGCGAGGCATCGCCCTCGGCGACACGCAGGTCGGAGAGCGTCTCCTTCTCGGTGTTGAGGATGCCCTCCTTGTGGGCGACGTAGTCAAGGAGTTGCATCGTCGTGTCGTAGGCGACTTCCTTGCCCTGCTGGGCCATGTTCTTCTCGCTGTCGTACTTGGGCTTGCCCGAACCACCGCTGCCGCCACGACGACGACCACCACCGCCACCGCCGCTGCCCGACCCGCCCTTGACCGCACGGTCCTTGTACTGTGCGGCCAACTTCGCCATGTTCCGGTAGGCCTCCGAGTCGACGGGCAGTTTCGCCGCCCACTTGCCGTAGAACTCGGCCATCCCGGCATCGCTGACCTTGTGCTGGGCGTACTTCAACTCCTGCTTGGAGTTGTCGACGGTGAAGGTGTACTCGGTGAGCCTTTGGTCCATCTCGTCGTAGAGCGGGTCGTCCTTGGCGATGCCGTCACGCCGCGTCTTGAGATGGTCGAGCAGGACCGAGTCGGTGACCTGCCTGCCTTCGAACTTGCCACCCTTCTCCCACGAGTTGACGATGTTCTTGTCCTTGGTCTGCTGGTACTCGCGGGCCATCGCCACGATGGTCGCAGTCAGGTCCGGGGACGTCCGGGGACGGCGTCCGAACCTCCCTCGACGGGCCATCGGCTAGCCGACGATTTTCTGCTGGGACAGGATGCGGGTCTTGGGCGCACCCTCGGTCGGCGTCATCTGCTGGGTCATCATCTGGCCCTCGATGCCGCCAGCCGGGGCAGGCGGCGGGGTGCCCTCCGGTGCGCCCAAGGGCACGCCCATCTCCGGCGGCGCGCCAGCCTCCGGCGGTGCCATCGGCTGCTCGCCCGGGGCGTTCATCGCAGGCTGTCCCTCGACCCCGCCACCGAGGAGGCGGGAGGACGCCAATGCTTGCTGTTGGGAAGCAGCAGCAGCCTCGGCTTCGGGCGGGGCGGGGATACCAAGTTGCTTCAAGACGGTGAGCATCTGGGCCATCGTCATCACCGCCGCCGGGTTGAGGGTGGCGTCGGTCTGCTCTTCCCGGATGATGTCCTGCTCCATCTCGGGGTCGTCCACCCCGACCCGGTCCATCGCCCGCGCGCCCGACCACAACTTCGCCTGCGCGAGGTTGGCAGCCATCGTCGCCGTCTCCATGTCGTCACGCGGGGTGAGCGTCGGCGGCTGGATGTCGTGACGATAGGGGGCCGTCAGGATTTCCCGGATGGTCCGGTCCTTGGCAGCCCAGACGAGGAAGGCCAGCGAACGGATATCCCGCCGCCAGCGGTAGTAGATGTCACGCTTGATGCGGATACGGGCCTCGTAGTTCGCGACGAGGGCGTTGATGGCCTTGCCCGACGACAGCACAGCCGGTGGAGCCAAGCCCCGGAGGAGGTCGTTCAGCCCCGACGTGTCGCTCAACTCCCGGTCGATGCGCGTCAGGTGCTGCTCGACCTGAAAGGAGGGCATCCACGGGGTGATGGCCTCGATGCGGTTGCCCCCACCGGGACCGATGACTTGGTTCGGCACCGGACGCAGGCCCTGAGGGACGATGTCGGGCGCTTCGGGTCCGACCAACTGCCAGTACTGGCCGTTGATGGCCCGCGACATCATCTGGGACGTCTCGCTGAAGCGCTCGTCCTTCTCCCGGACCAACTGCTCGATGTCGTACAACTCGGGCCGTCCGGTCGTCGCGCCCGGGATGAAGGTATTGAACAGGGGGACGTAGGGCAAAATGCCCTTGTACTCGGGATGGCGCTTCTTGAGGATGAGGGCGTTGCCGATGAAGAGCGCATTCCACGTTTCGAACTTGACCTTCTTGCCGATGGAGAAGGTCGCCCCGCTGACCGGCACCCGGTACCAGTAGTCGTAGACCTCCAGCCCCAGTTCGTCGGTCGTCGTGAAGGCGTTCGACTCGTTGTCGCCGATGGACGCGACGTAGGGGTAGATGGCCCCTGTCATCTGGTCGCGGGCGCTCTCGACCCGGAGGCCGTACTCCTCGGCGGCGGTGTCGGCGCTGATGAGGTAGGTGTAGACCGCCCACGACAACTTCGTGTGGTCGCTTGAAGACCAGCCGAGGCGCAGATTGCGGGGCTGCTCCACGATGCTGACGCAGGGCCGGTCCTCGTCGTCGTCCCAGTAGACCTTGGCTGCCGTCCGGCCATAGAGGGACTTGACGACGCACGCCATGTGACCCTTGAACTCGATGTCCTCGGCGTCCTTCCACGTCGTGTAGATGCGCTCGGCCATGTTGGCGGTCGAGCGCTCCATGCCAGCCTGCTCGTTGTCCTCCGAGGACGCGACGAAGTTCTCGATGGGCGGGACGGAGGTCAGGGAGGCCGGGATGTCGATGTAGGCCGGGTACGAGTTGACCGACACATGAGAGCGTCCCGGGGTGTTGGCGCTCTTGTGGTACGCCCAGTGACTAGCCCCGCCCTCGGTGAAGCCCTGCGGGTAGTAGAGGTTGTCGAACCTGTCGCAGAGATTTCTGAAGACCGACATCTCGGGGTCGGAGTCGCGCAGCCGTCGCCGCATCATTTCGAAGACGCGGTAGTCCTCGTCGGACATGTTCGCGCCAGCGAGCATCGAGGCGCGGTTGATGTCCAGAACGGCCATCGCCACAGGCTGTCATCTCTTGAACACGCTGCCCATAGAAACGACGGTCGCCGTGTCGAGCGAGTCCAAGCGCAGGACTCGGTCGTCAACGTATGGCCGTGGCCCCTCGGGTGCCGCCGACGTGACGTGCGGGACCCTTGACGCGATAGTCTCACCGAAATAGTCGAAAGGCAAGGGACGACCGTCGCCGTAGATGGTTCTGCCCGCCATCTTCACGGCAATCATCAGGGCCATGACGGCGTCGGTGTCCAGTTTCTTGTCGCTGAGTTTGTAGGCGAGCAGTTGCCTGTACAAAATCAGCCACGGCCCGCTCTGGGGCAGGTACAGACGACCGGAATCAAGGGCTGTACGGAGGTTCCCCAGCATCTTCTGCTTCACGGAGGCTCGTCCACCGAACTCGACGGCAGTGACGGGGACTCGCAAGCCCTGAAGCAGTGACCTAAACACCTTGCCGCCAAATCCAGTGGCGTCGATGCCGGTCGAGCATCTTGCCCCCACGGCATAGGCGTTGTGGGTGTCGGCGGTGAGGCCAAGGATGCTCTCGGCGGTCTGCCGACCCGACTTGTAGCGGGCACTCACTCCTATCCAGCGCTCGGGGTCCGTGATATCGAGCACTATCGACCACGTCGAGTCATAGGTGATGGCCGGGTCGACCCCATGCGCGTAGGCGTGGCCCTCTTCGTAGGGGACTTGGGCTGGAAGTGCATGGTCGAAGGTGGCTATGACGCTCTGCTTGGCGAAATAGGTCGCCCGGGCCTCCAAGAAGTAGCCGTCGATGTTCTGTGGGACCAAGGCGGCGGGGACGGTGCGCAGCATCCGGTCGAACTGACTCTTCGTGATGCCGTAACCCACGTTCTCTCTGGTCGACATCCTCAGGGAGGCGTAATCGGGCTGCCTGTCGGGGGTCAGGGGGTCGCCTCGCGCCCACAAGTCCTCATACGCCTGCGAACCCTCGGTCGCGGTGGCGATGAGAACTGCCTGACCACCGGTCGACATGCGCCTGAGGTTCAGGACCTCGTCAAAGATGAAGGCCAAGTTGGGGTCGAAGGCGGGTTCGTCCCACGACCAGCCGTCCATGTCACGGCCAAGGGTGCTGAGAGCCTTCTCACCGGTCGTTCGAAAATGAACCTCGGCCCCTCCCAGCAGGGGGCTCCACTTGAACCACGCCCACTCGCCGCGCTCCTTCCTGTCCCACTCGGCGACATCGTCGCCCAACGCTTCTGTCAGCGGGCAACCAGCGCCTTTCTGGGCCTCGTGGACGCCCTGCATGATGCGTCTCATCTCAAGGTGGACCAACTCGGTGACTTCCTGCGAGATGCCGAAGTGGTACCAGTCGTAGGGAGCGCTCGACCACGACTTCAGCGACGAGGAGTCGCCCAAGACGGGAGGAAGTCGGCCCATCTTGTAGAGGGTCTGGTGGGCGATGATGATGGTCAGGCCGAGGGTCTTGCCCGCACGGTTGCCCGCACTACAGCAGACGGTCAGGTACGCGGGCGAATAACCATCACTGAGCCTTGACACGGCGAGGTCGAAGAGCGCCTTCTGTCCTGTGTGGGGCTCGATGCCCAGCACCCTCTGCGAGAAGCGCCGCATATCCCAGCGACCGGCTTGGAGTTCGCTGATGATGGAGGAACTGACGAGGACCTCGATGGCGTCCGAGGCCAGTTCCTCGTCGTCAGACTCCGGAGAGGTCGTCGGGGTCGAACTCGGGCTCGTCATCCCGGCCTTTCACTTCAAGGAGGCGCTGCTCCGGCGTGACGTTGAGGATGACCCCGGCTGGTGGCACGAGCCCGCCCAGCATCGCGGCAATCCTGATAGCCAACTGTCTGTCGGCAGCCCGGGCCTCGCGCTTGTCGAGCATCGACTGGGCCATGAGGCCGTGCTGAAGGGTCGGCTTCAAGCGCCCTGAGCGGACCTCGGCGAGGGTCTTGTCCCGGACCAGTTCGGCGAGGTCGCCCGTGACGCGCTTGATGACCTTCCGGTCGGACTTCCTGCCACGCGAGCGCACAACAGGCGACTTGACGTTCTCTTCCACCACACCTACACTCTCTCGACTGGGCCGTTCCCCCCGGACGGCCCAGTGACTACCTCCCCCACGACCTGCCTACGCGAGGTGCCG